TATGCGTTAGGTGCGCTAGGTTGTGCGACTATATCTACAGTGATTATTTCAAAATCACTTACTTTGCCATCTAAGTCGCTTACATTACCTGATCCACGACTTGAAACGCCTAGTTTCACACCACTTTCCAACATTGTCTTTACTAATTGACCCATTGGAGTTGGTAGAATTTTTAATTTACCGAAACCGTTTGCGCCATCCATCCACATATTTGTGATCATATGGCTGACACGGTCTAAGTTAATTTTTAAATCGTCTGGGTGATCAACTTCACCCAACACTGAATAACCTTCTTGGATTTGCTTGTTTAACGTATCTACTGCGGTCTCTATTTCAGAAACGGGGTAAACACGCTCGTTTGCGTTTTTAACCCCGCCCTGAATAAAGATGCCCTTCATATAGAGGGTCTTTAACTCGTCGTTGCCTTCCTTGACGGACTCAACGACCATGTTCGCTCTATCGAACGTTAAGTGCTCCTTGAGATACAAAGCCATTTGTCTCCAAGTTCCTCTTAATTAACCTTTGGCTACCGGGCTCTTGCTATTTGCTGAACCGTCCTTAGTCACTGGCTTAGGAGCGGCTGACAAATCAACTTTTGCCTTGCCACCTGGTACGTTCTTGAATGAACCTGCACCTGGTAGATCGCCTTCTTTCTTGCTGTACTCATTTGATGGACCTTTTGGACCATTTGGTACAGATTCAGTACCGCCTGCGAATTTGACAGGCTTGCTGTCCATTCCTTTAGCGCCTGAGTTTGCTGTTACCGGGCTCTTAGTCTGAGCACCGTTATCACCGTGAGTTACAGATACTTTTTGTAACTGTACGGCTTCCATCATTTCTTCGCCGTCAACTTCTACGTCAACCATTTCTTCTTCGTCGTCGCCCATATCAGCGTCACCGCCCATGAGTGCTTCGAATTCTGCCATCAAATCATCTAACTTGTCTTTGATGTCACCTAAATCTTCTTTGTCTACTGAACCTTCAGCATCGTGATCTGCTTCTAGATCAGCGGTCATGTCGTCTCCGGCTTCTTCTGCTTCATCGTCAAAATCGATGTCTGCTTCGTCTTCTTCGGCTTCTACAACGTCACCTGATTCTTCTGCTGAAATCTCGTCCATTAGATCGCCTACTTCGCCAACCATCGAACCTTCTTCGTCCATCATTTCTTCGTCCATGATAGATTCATAAATTTCGCGTGACTTTTCAACCACGATCTCGTGGAATAATTCTTTTGCTTTGTCTTCGTTCTCATTGATGATCAAATCAATAAGTTGTTCAAATTTTTTGTTATCCATTGTATATCTCCTGGGTTAAATGGCTTTGTAGATTTATTTAGTGCGTAGTTATAAAAAGCACTCAATAAGTACTATTTTTTTACGTTTTTGTTAAAAAATGTAACAATTTTAGATATTAGTATCTAAAATCGATCAAGCGGTTGCTTCTTGAGGTTGATTTGCCGCACCGTATTGTTCACGGACTTTCTTTAAATGTTCTTTCTTTTCATAGTTTCGAACATCTAGCATTTTGCGCAATTTGCGTAATTGTTTAAGTGTGAGTTTAGTTTTACGTGAGGTTCTCCACACAGGTTTGCTGTTATCGGCATTAACATCTTGCATCCCATTAATGGGTGGATCAAACATCTCAAATAGTTTCATAGTTATTATTTATCTTATGCCGGTGGACTTGCTGGAGTTGCTGGAGCCGCTGGTGCTGATGCACCTGCAGGAGCCGCGCTTACTGGACCTGCTACTTCAGCACCCATTTCTTCTTCAGGCGGTGCTTCCATCTCGTCTCCGGTTTGTTCATCTGTATCTATGTCTGCGGCGCTTACGCCTACGCTACGTAAATCGCTACCTTTTGGTTCGTCTAACGGCTCTTTATTATTTTCTTCACGCCATAATTTTTCGTTCTTTGTAATCTCTTCTTCAGTCAATCCTAAGAAACGTTCCATAGCAAAACGTTTACTCATATAAGGAAACGCTTCTATAGCCTGAAATGTACCTACTCTTGCTGTATCAAGTTCACTTTGACGATATGCCGCAAAGTTCTGTGGCGGATTGAATTCTATATTAAACAACCCACTATCAATATTGAATCCTCTCCAACGTAAGAATAGTTTAAATTCTTCGTCTAACTTGATTGACAAGTAGTTTTGTAGTCGTTCACAATATTGATTGAAACGATATTCTTGTATCAATGCTGTACCGACACGACCATCACTTAATGGACGATCACTATCGTCTGGACCAGTTGGTAGATATGAACTTGGTACACGTAATCCACGTGCTAATCTGTTGTTGAAGTAACGCAAGTCATCGATCTCACCTAGATTCTGTCCACCGGGCATGACTTCAACACTACTTCCACGACCGTCGGCAGTGACTGGAAAGAAGTAATCTTCATTCATACTCAATGGATTATATGAAGCATCAACAATACTTGAACCACCATATACGCTAGGAATTCTACGTTGATGTATTTCATTTTTGATACGTTCAACAAATGCCATAGCCAAATGACTCGGCATGTTACCAACGTCAATCTTGAACAATCTACGTTCAGGAGCACGTTGTACACGATAGATAAGAACAGCATCTTCAAGCAATTCTTTTTGCTTGTAAACTTTGAAAATATTTTCTAATATACTCTGACCAAAAGGCCAGAAACGGTCAAGACCTTCTGTCAGGCTAAGATGTACTATGTGTTTCGCATCGATAGCGGCTTCGCTCTGACCTAATGTAAAACGGCTACCTGATGTATTATATGGCATAGCAGGAACAGTGTAAGGAGTATTTGTTCCGCCCCCACTACCGCCTAAACCAGTTGCTGGATTTGCGGCAAAATCTGTATTTGTTTTTTGTGCTACAGATAAATTCTGTAAATTGATGTTCAAGTCTTTGATAACATACTGCTCAGGTTTCTTACCTTCACTTTCGTTAACAATAACTTTAATAACTTTAACCATATCAACCCAGTATAACTTAAAGTTTTCTGGGTCACGTACAAACACTTGATCACCGTATTTTACAGTGTTACGAAATATCTTAAACAATCTCTGATCAAACTGATTTAGTTTGCACCATTGCTGTAACTGCTGTTTTAATATATTAACTTCATGAGGAGTAGGCTCTTCGCTAAAATTTATATTGAATGGAGTTCCATTATGTTCATTCTTTTGTGTGCTGAACTCAGCAAGAATATCTAAACATGCATTGATTTCAGCATCGACATCCATCATTTCATATTGATTATAACGTTCAATCCTATTAGGGTGCCCTGTGTAAACTTCAGGCAGTCTACTCATGTAATTGCGGTATCCCCAATCAGCATTATTGTAGCCGTCATTGGACCCGTTGCCGGAATTCCATGCACCGGCATTGCTGTTTATACCTGATATCGGGCTAGTGACGCCGGATTTGTTTAAGAATCGTTTAGTGTATGGCATTATCTAGTATTTAGTATCAGGCTTTACTATATTTCAATATCTTACTCTGTGTATTGTTGCTAGAGTCAAGTTTATCAATCACAGCATCTAGTTTGGTTGCCATCATATCCATCATTGATTGATTTATGCTAGCAAGTTCTTTGAATATTTCTGGATCGTTACTTCCTACTGCGGCTGCTTTGTCTTGTAATTGTGCTTGTATTTCTGTATTAGTTTTCTTACCCAATTCTGCTAAGAAACTGTTAGGGTCTAGTGGCACGATCATCTCATTACCGTGCAACGTTGCTGGATACCCAGTTTCTGGACCCATTGCTAGTCCGCCTGCATCAGCACTAACTTTTGTTGGTATTTTACCTGATCGCAATGCTTCTGCAAGAGTCTTTCCTTCAGTAGCCTGTTTATGACTTGACGTTTCACCGTGACCATATACCATGGACGCGCCGAATTTTGACATCAAACTTTTACCTAAATCAAATCCTGATTTTAATTGTGCTGTGCTTACGTCAGAGTCGTCTTTTGCTACTAAAGAAATACTTACAGAGTTACTATTAGTAAGTCCAGGTTGCTTATCAGTTTTTCCTGCATGCCATGCTTTTTGATCTCCAGGAACAAATTCTGTGACAGAACCATCTTGATCAACCATGTAATGGTAACCTAGACCTCTAGCCTTTAGTGTTGATATAGCACTTTGTAATCCTCTACCACCTGTATGGTGAACTATGATACCATCTGTCTTTTTTCTAGGTCCTTTTGCCGCATCTCCTGCATCAGCCGAAGCCATTTTTACTTCGGCTGCAGGGGCGCCGCCTCCGCCGCCTGCTTTTCCTTCAACGTCATCAGATGGTGGTTTTGCAGAATCTTTTGATCCGCCACCTAATAATTTAGAAGTATATCCAGAAACCATGTCCATGAATCCACTGCCGGATGACGATGAGGACACACTTACTCCTCCACCACCGCCACCTGCAGCCGCGGCTGATTTGCTACCGCCACCGCCACCACCGCCACCACCGCCACCTGCAGCCGCGGCTGGTTTGCTACCGCCACCGCCACCACCGCCATCACTTGCTTTAGCAGGGCTTGCGGATGTAGCAGGTGCGCCAGCACCACCTGATTTAGCCATTCCCAATGCAGATGTATAGGCTGCGAATGCTTGTCCTAATTTTAGTGCTTTGTCTGGATCGACATCAAGTTTAGTAAACTTGACAAATTTACCCATGACATCATCGCCGCCAAACATTTTGACGATGCCACCAACAATATTATCTGCGGCATTCTTTAATTCACCGCCGCCTTTAAATTCTGATAGTGCTTGACTGAAGTATACAAATGCTTGTGCATTATTTTTAACGTTATTAGGATCGCCTATGTTTATCTTACTAAATTTTGAAAACTTAGTAAAGGCAGCATCATTATCACCGCCTATAAATGAAACTACATTAGACCTTATTGCGCTTGCTATACTAGTATCAGCACCGCCTTTATATTTTGACATTGCTTCATTAAATGTTGTAAACGCTTCTGCATTTTCTTTAACCTTTTTAGCATCAATATTAAGTTGACTAAATTCTTGTAATTTGTCAATAGGTGTAGCACCACCAAAGAATTTAGTAATGCCTTCAGACATATTGCCTATTATGCCCCCGATGCCAGCGGCTGCGCCACCGGCACCGAATACTGCCATGCCTTTACCAATTTCGTATATACCTTCACCGGTAGCTTTTAATTTCGTTCCGTCAAGTTTAGTAAATGACTCTAAACCTTCACTCAATGTAGGCAATGCTTTGCCCATGATCCATGTAGCACCTGCAAGACCTGCACCTACTGCGGCTATTGCTACACCAAACCCTGCGGCACCTAACGCTACTTTAGGATTTGCGAATGCAGCCAAACCTTTAGCCGCACCTTCAAGCATATTACCGCCGCCTTGTCCTAATCCTTGAACTATACTACCTGCTTTCCCCCCACCTGCGCCACCTGCCGCAGGCGAAACCACTCCGCCGGTACCAGGCAACCCTCCACCAGCGCCGCCTCCAAACATACCCATGGCTTTATTCATCATGCCGCCACCGTCACCGGTAGACAACATGCCTCGTTTAGCCATAACACCCAATGCTATCGCAGCCGCTCCGGCTGCGGCTGTTAATCCTATCAATCCTAATTTAAATGGGTTAAGTGCAGTGACTAAATCTTCTACTGCGCCGGTGGCTTTTATATTAGCCTCTTGCAATTTTGCTCTTGCATCTGCTTCAGGATCTTTACCTTCTTTACCTGCCGCCTCACGTCTTTCTTTTTGTGCTTTGGCTTCTTCTTCGCCGTTGACTCCCATCTTATTACTGATTTGCGCTAATTCTTCAGCAGTACCGGTAAAGTATCTGTTAGAGATTTCTTCACTGATAGCCATCTGACGACCAGATGACTCTACACGATCTCCAAACTTCTTAACATATTCGTCTTGTAATTTTTGTGCGGCTACAGTAGCATCACCGCCTTCTTTGACAGTTTTCTGATATTCTTGTACTGCTTCAGTCATGCCAAGCATTGACAATTGCTGTGCATTTTTACCGGTGATGGCACCGGTAGTCATCAATTCACGTACACCATCTTGCAATGCTTTGGGTTGCCCAGCCAATGCTGTCATTGCATCATTACGGCCTTTTATTTCTTTTTCTAATGCTTTTGCACCTGCTTCATCACCGGAGGCTCTTAATCTATTAGCCTTCAACTGATCTTGCATATTAATAATTTGCATCTGACGATGCATCAACTGTTCTTTTTGCTGTTCTTTTAATGTCTTGACATCTTTACCAGTAAGTGCAGCCAAATCTAACAATTGAGTTTGATAATCTATACTTGCTCTTCTTAGTTTGTCTCTATCACCTAATTCATTTCTGATAGAACGTCCCGAACTTGCTTGCATCTGTAAGTAATCAGCAGTGCCTTGCATCATCTCTTCTTGGTTTATACCAAGACGACTCATCATCTTACGTTCTTCGTCGGTAGCCTTGATTAACTGTGCAAATTCTTTTTGTGCGGCACCTGCACTAGTGCCCAATCCCATGACGCTTGAACCCATGCCTTGCAAGGGTTTGATCATGCGTCCTATTGTTTCAGCATTAAGATCGGCTTCGCGAGCCATCTTTTGTATAGAGTCAGTAGTGTGCGCGCCGGCACCACCTAATTTATTAAGTTGATCCTTACCTTCCAAATATGCTTGACTTATCTTTAGATTGGCTTCCATCAGCATAGTGAAGCCTTTGACAA